GTTTCCTGCAACGACTTACAGAACTCTCGCATATCCCCCCGGATCTCACTTACGGCCACGCTCTGCGTCAGCATTGATTCTCGAATCGCCACGGTTGCGCATACGTGCCGACCAACAACAACGACCAGCAATCCGCACCGAGGAGATCGACTCGATGTTTCGTCTCGGGATCGAGCACGTTCAGATCACCAGGCCGACACTCACGCGCCACCACACCACTCGGTGTGCACCGTTCCTCTCGGTACCCACCCACCAGAATCAGGCTGACTGCGGAGGCCCACGGATGCGAGTGCACCTGTGGCCCATCCGAGGCGACGAAGTGGTGGAGGAACAACGCCGGACCAGCACGACGGGTAATCGGATTCCAGCCGGCCACGTAGTACCGCTCGAGATACGGCTGCTGGTCCCGCTGGATGTGTTCCACCTGGAGGGTCCGGGCGATCGCCTCGCACCAGCGACGCGCGATCGGTTCGTTCATGATCGCCACCGTTGGATGCCGCGTTGCGCTTCCTGTTGCGATTTGCGCTCGTGGCAGCGGTCACAGAGGGCCTGCGTGTTCGACTCGACATCGAGGCCACCTTCCCCGAGCGGGACGATGTGATCGCGACACGTGGCGACGTTTCGTTTACAGACCGCACAAAACGGTTGCCGACGAAAGAGCTGATGCCGCAGTTGTTGCAACCGTCGGCCACGAATCCGCTCGGCCGGATGATCGTGGTCGAACATCGGCTGCTGGCGGACGTGCACCGTACAGCCGGCGCGGCCACACGTCGCACACGCGCGCGGCGGGGCCATCGGCATCAGCGGCGCCTCCGATATTTCCACTCAATCCACGCGATAGAGCCCACGGCATACACCGTCGGTACGCCGAATCCGATCCCGGCGCAGACCCAGAACAATCGCCAACCCCAATTCACCGGTGCTCCTTAACCTCGGGCGGGGCCGGGTTCAACGCCTTCGGCATTTTCCCTGTTTTGTACGATTCGGCGATCTGCGGTTTCACGATCTCGCTGACCGTCTGATCGTTGGGCATGACGATGTTCGCGAGAAAGGCCTCCTCGAAGGTTTCGATGTGGCTTTCCACGGATTCCAGTTTCGCTTTGATCACCAGCATCAGCGCGCGCCACTTCTGCCGCTCGGCCTTCGCGAACCGGTCGCCGCGCAGTTTGTTCGCATCCGGCAGGGCCACCGTGAACCGGATCACGCGCTCGAACAAGCGGAACTGCACGCGCGCATGCCCGAGGTCGTAATCGACGGCCGTGCCGTACTGCTTCGCCTTCGCCTTGTCGAGCATCCGCTGGATCTCGATCTGCGTTTGCTGCACCGGGACGCGGGTTTCACGCGCGAACATCGCCGGCCTCCGGGCGTTCGCCGATGACCTCGGCGCCGACCTGCTGAAAGACCCCACCGAGGGCCACGGTTTGTTCCGCCGTCAGGAACACTTCGTAGCGCACCATTAAGGCGCCGTCGACGCCGATCGAAATTTCCATTACCCGACAATTCGGCGGCACCAGGCCCGCGGCCTCGAGCGGTTTGTGAAATCTTCGGATGTCCACGGCGTGGAGTGCCATCAGGCGGCCTCGTCGGGGATCACGATATCTTCGGCGCGCGGCCCTTTCGGGGCGTCGACGCTGGTGAACCGCACCAACAGGCCGACGCGCAGGATGTCGAACGACTCCCGCACGCGCAACCCGGACCGGTGAAAGAAATATTCAATCCCCTGGCTGTCGATGATGAACCCATAGCCTTTGTCCTTGTGGAGGCTTTTGATCGTGCCGGTCAGGTTGAACGTCGTGTCCGGCCGTTTCATGGCGTCTCCGTGCTCTCGAGATAGCGGATCAGATCCGCGGCTTGTTTTCGGGTACGGTGCAACACGATCCCTTCGGCCAGCGCCGCCGCTTCGATCGCGGAGATGAGCAGGTAGAAATGGGTTCCCGCCACGGCCGGCATCCACGGTTCGGCGTGATCCGGCCGTCTCGAGGCGTCGACGCGCGCCGCCAATTCCGTCGGTGTCGCTTTCATCGCGCCTCATGCTGATCCTTGTCGGACAGCTTGGTCCCGTGGAGCTCCAGCGCATGTTGCACCAGGACGTCGGAGAGAAACCGATCGACGTCGGCCTGCGTGTCGTCGATCAGCGACGCTTTGAAGCCGCAGACGCCGCACGTCGCCCAGCCGATGACGCGCGCGTCGCACGTGTAGTGAAACTCGATCACGTACTCGGTCATAGCCGGCCCCGTAAATGTCGGGCTTTCCAGCGTTCGCACCGGATCGCTTTCGCGACGGCGTCACTGTCGTACGGCACGTGGTACCGCGCACACAGTTGCTTGACGTCTTCGGCGAGGTCGGCGTCGGGCCGATCGGGTGCCGAACCGATCAGGTCGCGACTCAGGCGGGCGATCACGGGCACGATCGATCGGGTGGGTTTTAGGTTTTCCACAGGCCACCCGTGCACGCCGGTTTTTGGCGTGCACTGTTCTTTCGTACAGAGGATCGGGATAGGGATAGGGATCGCGCGCGCGCGAGTCCTAGAGTTGTCCGCGTGGACAGAACGCGGACGGCATAAGCTGTGCCACTCACGCATTCGCCCCTTTCTCTTTCCGTTCCAGTCGTTTCCGCGCTTTGTCGCGCCGCCGTTTGGCCTTGATGTCGGAGGCCAGCGGGTTGCCGAAATCGGCAAAGTCGTGGATCAAAAACCCGCTGCCGTTGCGTTCCCAGAGCCCAGCCTTAACGAGCGCGTCAGCGACGAAAGCCGGGTTATCCACATGCCGAAAACTCTTCACGATCACCAGGGGCAAATGCCCGTCCGTCAAATGCTTGTTACTCCACATGAGGCCCACGGCGTAGAACCCGAGGGCGATCGCCGCGCCGTTTTTCCCGATCAGTTCGCCAGCCGCGAACACTTTGCAATGGTCGATCAGTTCGTCGTCGAGACGTGCCCACACGTCGTCAGCTCCCTCTGACCTGGCGTTCGCAGCCCGCCGGGACGCCGAACAGATCCCACCCGGGCGACTCGTTCCCGCACACCTCGCACCGCAAAAAGATCCGCGTCGGCCGGTCCACGCGTCGCCAGGCGTGCCCGCGCCGGCAGGGCCGCCACGTCCACACGTCATGCAGGCAGATCCCGCCGACGAGCATCAGCCACGTCACCACCTCGGCGGCAATCAGCCTCATCGGTCCCCCGTCGGCGGCGGATCGAACCAGCGCCAGCACCAGCGGCAGCGCCACCGGGGATCGTCGGCCTCGCGCAGGTTGCGCGGCAGGCGTTCATGGTGGCCACCCACCCAGCCCGCACACCAGCTGCCCCACGACTGCGGATCGGGATCGAGCCGCGGCGCCGGTTCGCCAGGCCGGGCGTGCCGCTGCCGGTCGCGCTCGAGCGCGTCCTGGGCGCGGATCCGGTCGTCGCGCTGGCTCATACCTTCGACCTCGGCGCCACCAGCAGGACGATCAGCATCACCAGCGAGCATCCGGCCAAGAACACCAGCACGCCGAGGTCGGGCAGATCGTTCACGATTGCTTCTCCCCGGTCCCGTTTTTCTGGGCGATCAGTTCCTCGCGCGCGGCCATCAGCGCGAGGATCTTGTTGTCGATCGCCTTGATCGCTTTGTCGAGGACGGTCAGGCGTTTACTCATAGCCGCGTGATCTCCAGGGTGAACCGGCCTTTCGGATCGGTGACGGTGTACTGCTTCTTGAGGTCGGCCGGCAGATCGAGCCGCGACTGCTTGCCCCACTTCCCGAGGATTTGAAACGGCCCGGCGATCCCGGATTCGACGCCGCGGAGGCGCGCCTTGACGTCGCGATCGATCGCGTCGTATTCGTCGGCCGCGGCCTTCAGCGTCTCGCGCTTCTCGAGGGCGGCCTCGAGCTCGGGGTCCGTCAGCACGGCGGCGCCGACGTGGACGAGCGGCGGATTGCACGTATGGCCGTACCACGCGCAGCGCCGGCATTCGCCGGGGTCGTCGGCCAGGAAGTCCGGCAGGGTGCCGGCGGCGACGTGGTCGAGGACGCGTTCGGCCCGCGCGAGAAAGTCTTCCATGCGGTCCAGGTGCCGCTCGAGCTCCACGGGCAGTAGCCGCGGAATGCCCGAGCGGTCGAGCAGCAGGAACCCGTACGGCTGGCCGGCGCCGTAGAGATACGCCAGCAGTTGATACCCGCCGCCGCGCGTCCACGGGTTGCCGAACAGATCCTCGAACGTCTCGATCCGGTCCGTCATCAGCGGCGACCACGCCTTGACCTCGAGCGGCGCGTTGACGCCGTCGACGGCCAGGCGGGCGTCGACTTTCCCGACGATCGCCGTGCGGCCTTTGTGATCCTTCAGCGTGAACCGCTCCTGCTGGCCGATGACGAGAAACGGCGGCTGCGCGTCGCGGCCGATCCGCGTCAGGTCAGCGAGGAGATCGCGTTCCCGATCGTCGCCGCGGCGGAACTTCGCCAGCACTTCCGGTTCCCAGGGCGGCAGGCGTTCCGGTTGCGTGAGCTCGTACACCATGCGGCGTTCGCAGAGGCGCCAGGCCGAGGCGTAGACGTAATCGTGCGGCGTCTGCGGCCGGCTCGAGGTCCGCAGGAACCGCGTCCAGGAGGCGGTGACCGTGTCGGCGATGGCAGCCGGGGTGAGGCTCATGGCCGGCTCCGCTTGCGTGCGGCGTCCTGGGCGAGAATCCATCGGTCGTCGTTGTCGTCAACAGGTAGCGCCGCCGTCGCCTGTTCCCGCTTGCGAAATTCGTAGAGCATCGCGGCGAGGTTGATCAGTTTGCCGCGCGTCGGACAGCTGCCCTCGTTACAGGCGCGGTCTTTCGTCGTGACGTGCTCGAGCATGGAACGGAGATGCTCCGTCGGAACGATCAGCGAAATATCGGATCCGGCGATGACAAAGGCCCACGCGTGGGCCGTCGTGATCGAAATCCCGGAGGGTTGATAGACGCCGGCGCGGCCTTTGTCGCAATGCGTCTCGACATAGAACGCGAGGTCGTAGTAGCCCTTGCGTTTGACTTCCACGCGGCCATTCCCGGCCGCGATCCAGTCGAGATAGGTGCCGATCAACAGTTCGCCCTGTTCGCCCTTCTTGACGTCCAGGTCGAAGCGCGGCTCGGCCTTGCGTGCGCGGTTCACGACGCCACCGCCGAATCGGGTTCGTTGCTGTCGTGCGTCCAGCCTGGCCGATCGCCGCGGCTGAACATCTCGAGGCGTTCACGTTCGCCGAACGTCGGGTACATGGCCTCGAGGAGGTCGTAGACGATGGCGGGCTTTTCGCTATGGCCGGATCGTTTGGCCCGAATGACGGACGAGACGCGCGCGCTCGGCGCCGGCACGGGGAGCGCCCCACGGGCGCCGACCAGGAGCAGTTCGTGCTGCTGCCGAAAGTAGTAGCCCATGCCGATCGTTTCCTTGTCCCAGACGGCGCACGTCCGATAGAGAAAGCCCCAGTCCTCGAGGACGTGCATCGCCTCGGCGAGCTTCGGACTGGTGGCCCAGAGAAACAGCACGGCGTCCTCGGCCGCCGGCGGCACCCGGGCGCAGATGTCCTCGAGCGCCATCGTCGGGTACTGGTTCTCGATCGCGCGGTTCTCGGTTTCGATGTGCTCGTACTGCCACGGCGGATCGGCGTAGATCAGCCGGAACACACCAGGCGGCAGGGCGCGCGGCGGCCGCGCCGCGCGCGTGATCACGCGGTCGCCTTCGCGCAGGAGATTGGTCGTCACGCGGTCGTGTTCGCTGAGAATCCGGCCGCGCCATTGTTCGATCAGGTCGTCGAATTCGGCGGCCGGGAGTTTCGCAAGGCGGCGCGCGTGATTGGCTAGGTGTTTGTCGATTCCGGCGTCATCGAGCGTCGGCCGATCTACTTGGGTCCGCTCGGGACCTAAGTCCGTACGCTTGCCCTGCGCAAGGCCGACGGTGTCTTTTTGTTTTTTGATCAGTTCGCCGATCCGGCGTTCGGCACGGAGGCGAATTTCTGCGGCGTCGAGCTCGAGCTCTTTGTTTTTCGCTTGGCGCGCGAAGGCGCGCATCGCCTCGGCGGTGTTGCGGATCTTCGTCGCCTCGTTGACGCGCGTCGCCTTCGCCAGGGCGCGGCACAGGGCGTCGTACTGTGCGAGCTGGACGGCCATCTAGCCCTCGGCGCCGGGTTCGCGCTCGCCGTTCTTCTTGCCGAATACCTCGTCAGCCGTCAGGGGCGCGCTCGTCGTCGCCGGCACGGGCGCGGCCTTCTGCTGCTGCTCGGCGATCCACTTGGCGGCATCGACGATGAATTTCTTGTCCGCATGTTTGGCGTAATTTGGGCAGCCGTAGAACGCGGCGCGGCCATCTTTCGCCGGCCGATAGACGCCCTTGGCCTGGCAGTGCGGACAGACCGGCGGATCGACGGCCGGCGCTTTGCTCGAGGCGCCGCCGAGGCGTTCATCGCGAGTGCCGAAGCCGCGGCCGCGGCGACAGTCCTCGAGGCGTTTCGGCGTGCCCTCCCAGGCGCGGACGAGATCGTCGGCCGGGACGGACTTCATGCCGGCGAGTTCGCGGGTGATGTTGCCGTCCAGATTCGCGCGGGCCGCCTTCCGCACGGCGAGGTCGAGATCGAGGCCGTGCTTGTCGCGGCAGAAATCATCCGTCGAACTTCGCCCGCCTTCGACGGCCTCGAGCGTCTGCCCCGTCAGCTTGCAGCGGCCCGAGCCGCCGATGATGTAGTGGAACACCGCCGGATCGTTGCCGGTGACTTTCTCAGGCGGCGACACGCCGAACACTTCGATGCCCCACAAATCTCTGACGCGGTCGGCGCCGCAGTCCTGCAGATAGCCGACGATCTGGCCGCCCTGCTCGTCGGGCGATTTGAACAGCAGCCAGTCCGGCGGGCTCGTCGCGCGGATCGCCGCGGACCGGAGCGTCGTGATCACCTGGACGCGGGCGTCGATGATCTCGAGCGCCGCGCCTTTCATGGCGGCGAGCTCGCCGACGGTGACCGGGATCGCCGGCTGGCGCAGCGCGAGGGCCTTGGTGTCGTCCGCTTCCACGTCGATCGTGTTGGTATCCATGACGGGTTCCTTTGCTAGTCGATCCCGAGCTCGGTAAGCCGGTTTAGGCGCGTTTCCGTTCGACGCGGGACCGTTCGATCGCAGACCCGTGGCCGCGCAGCCAGGCGTCGAGCTCGCGGGTGTCGAACCGGTAGTGCCGGCCGAGCCGGCAGAACGGCAGGTGGTGCTCGGCGATCATCCAGCGCAGCGCCCGGGTGGACCCCAGGCGCAGGTACTCGGTGGCTTCCTTCGTCGTGAGGTACGGACTCGTCAGGCTCATGCCGCATCCCCTTCCACAGGATCGACCGGGAATAGCTCCTCTGCTGTCACGTTGAGCGCCCGCGCGATGCGGACCGCGGAGTCATGCCGCAGGCCGCTGCGTTCCCCATGTTCCAGGCGAGAAATCAGCGAATCGTCGACCCCTGCGCGTTTGGCGAGTTCGTGTTGCGTGATTCGCGCAATCTTCCGGGCGGTCTTGAGATTCATGGTTACTGTTTCTGCGCACTATAGAAAACAGATTGCGCTTTGTCAATCCAATATGCGATACTCTTTTCGCTTTAACGGCAACTCATTGCGATGAAACTGGTTAGCCTTGACGCCGCGCGACTCACTCTGAAGAATCGGAGTGTGAACAAGCCGAACTTGGCCGAGACGATCCGCACCGCGCGCGCCAAACAGCGCTTAACGCGCAAAGCGTTTGCGGCGCACGCCGGCATCACGACCAACACGTTGCGCGCGCTCGAAAACGGCACGCACGCACGCCTGCCCGACGTGCTGACGTTGCAGAAAGTCGCCGAGGCGCTCGAGCTCTCAGTCGACCAGTTGCTCGCGGGCGAGTCGCAACCGCAGGAACAGGCGGGCTTGCACAAGGAAGACTGGCGGATTGCGCGGGCCTATCACGACTCGATCGCCGACGTGAAGGCGGCCGTGAAAGCGCTATTGACTGGCGACCATCAGGAAGACGCGCTCGAGCAGATCGCCGCCGTGCTCCAGCACCTCTTGCGCTTGGATCCGCAGCTGCGCGCGGACGTCGTCGCGATGACCACGATCGCCGCGACCGACGCACCGGGGATGGCGCTGCTGCACGATTGGATGCGGGAAAAACTGCAGCCGGCGCAAGAGACGCCGCAGCCGCGGCGGAATCTCAAGCGCCGTCGTGGGACTGAATGAACGAATGCTATGGCCAGGGTCATTCGCTTCGGCCCCGATCCCGCCACAAAGCGGGAAAAGGCCTGGCGAAAACTGATGACCTTCGAGGCGAAATATCGCTACCTCCGCAAACACGCGCCCGCTAAAGCCAAATTGGTCGACCGCACGCTCGACAACTTTCTCGAGCAAGTCCTTGCGCCGCACCATAAGGGGCGGGCCTGAAAACATGGCGATAGGCCTGTAAATACAAAAAGCTTGCTATCCACGGTCGTTGTATATACAATTATCTGAGTGCGTATCCAGTTCGACCCGGCGAAGGACGCGAGCAACCGAGCCAAGCACGGCGTGTCGCTCGCGTTGGCCGAACAGTTTGATTGGGCGGGCCCGATCCAGCCCGCGCGCACCGTCGGCGGGGAATTACGGTGGAAGCTGCTCGCGGTGCTCGCGGGCGTCGTCTATGCCGTGATCTTCACACGCCGCGCCGACGACGTGTTTTGGATTATCAGCCTGCGGCGGGCCAGCCGCAGAGAGAGGCGGGCGCTATGAAAGGACAGCAGGAATACGGCGTACCTGACGCCGAGAACCCGGAATGGACGGCCGAGGAAATTCGCACGGCGAAAACGTTCGAGGACGTATTCCCCGACGTGGTGCGCCGCGGCCGCGGGCCGCAGAAGGCCCCGACGAAACAGATCATCAGTATTCGGCTCGATGTCGACGTGCTCGAGAAGTTCCGCGCGACGGGCAAGGGCTGGCAGAGCCGGATCAACGACGTCCTCACCAAGCACGCGCCGCGCCGCGGCCGCCGGGCGACGAAGGCGACACGCACGCGCGCGAAGCGCCAGGGAGCTCGGTCATGACGTGGTCCATCCCCCACACCCTCGGCGGCAAGCTGCTGCTCGGCGTCGCCGCCGCGGCCGCCGCCACCGCCTTCTGGACCGGCGTCTGGGGCGTCTGGGTCCTGACCGGGCCGCATCCCGTCCTCCGCGCCTGGGCGCCGTCGGGGTATTTCGCCTCCCCCGAGCCGGCGCCCGTCCTCCGCACGCTAAATGTGACGGTCGGCTGGAATGCCGCGATCGTCCGCATCACCAACAACAGCCCCAACGCCGTCGGCCAGCCGATGGAAATCTACCTGAACGGGCAGCCGCCGTCCGCGTTCCGGGCCGACACGACGGTGCCGCCGCAGGGGCAGGCCGTCGTGCTGCCGTTGAGCCAGTTTGTGAATCGGGACGGCGAACGCTTTAACCCGGTCACGCGCGGCGTCACGGTGGTGTGGGTCGGCGGCGGGAGCTACGACTTCCAAAGCTTCGGGCGAAGGAACTGATTATGGGCGTCTACGCACGGAAAGACTCACCGTTCTGGTGGTATCAGGTCGAGGGGACGAAACAACGCACGAAGACCGAGTTTCGCGTCGGCTCGACCAGCACCGAGCGGAAGGACAGTAAGAAACTCGCCGAGGCCGTGTATCTGCGCGCGCAAACGGCGCACGCCACGCGCCGGCACCGGCTCCCGATGCCGCTGCAGGAGAGCCTGTTCAAGGCGTACGCGAAAGCCTACGAGCCCACCCTCGCGGGCCATCGCGGCGCCGATCGCGAGCGCGAGCTGCTCAAGCCCCTGCTCGCCTTCTTCGGCACGATCCCGTTGACCGCGATCGACCGGGACTTCGTCAGTCGCTACCTACAGCATCGCCTCAAGGCCGGCGTCGCGGCGAGCACCGCGAACCGGGAAGTCGATCTGCTCAAGATCATGCTGCGCGATGCGGCCCCGAAGTATCTGGACGTGTCGCCGCTGGTCGGCATGAAGCGCCTGAAGAGCGCGGCCCGGCGGCGCCGCACGTTGAGCCACGCCGAAGAGACGCGCCTCCTGACGGTCGCCACGGACCCGCAGGACCACGCGCTGCTCGTGCTGGGGATTGACACCCTCGTCCGCCTCGGCGACCTCCTGGACGTCCAGCGGGGCGACCGGGAAGGCATCTGGCTCGACATCCGCCACACCAAGAACGGCGAGGCCCTCCGCGTGCCGCTGACCGCGCGGGCCGAACAGGCCCTCGACGCGATCCCGGACACCGGCCCGTACTACTTCGCGAAGTTCCGCCGCGCCGAAAACCCGCGCGACTGGCGGAGCTCCGTGAATCAGCGGCTGCAGTACCTCTGTGCCCGCTGCACCCCGCCGGTCCCGTTCGGGCTCAAGGCCGGGGTGACGTTCCACGGCGCCACCCGGAAGACGGGCGCCACCCGCCTGGCCGTCGAGCAGCGCCAGCCGCTGTCGGCCGTGCAGCGCCTGGGCGGCTGGAAGGATCCGACGATGCTCATCAGCATCTACAACGAGGCCGACGAACACGCCCTCCTGAAGCTCGTCGGGCGCACGCCCAAACGTAAACGCGCCTGAAAAAATTGGGAGCCCGGTCCCGGCCAAAGTGTCGGGTTCCCAATCACGCTGCAATCACGATCGCCTCGGAAATCGCGAAAATCCCTGAGCAAACCCGGCGGCAGGTTCGCCTTCGCAACGCGGAGGTCAGGAGTTCGATCCTCCTGTCGTCCACCAACAAAAACACTGAGAAAACTCAATAAAATAGGCCGAAAACGCGAGAACTGGACCATTTCATGGCGCGAGCTCAAGCGACGCTAAGTGACGCCTAAAGGGACGAAAAGGGGATTCTCAATCACGCTCCAATCACGGCAGGTTAACCATAATGGCGGAGGGGTCCGATGAAGGTGCCACCCAAAAAAGAAGTGAAAGCCGCGTTCCTGAAATTGGAGCGCGAGGACCCGGCCATGTTCGACGTGTTCGCGCTGATGATCGGCACGATGGCGGGTTTGACCAAACAGGGATTGGCTCCCCACGGACTACAAGAAAATTGGCCGATGATGAAGCGGATCCTGCAACAAATGCGGGCCGATGCGCCGAAACGGTTGCGGCCGAGTATCGACCGGCTCCTGAAAGTCGTGCACAGCCAGATGCCCCCTACGCGCCGAAAATCGGTCCAGTGAGGTCCCCCGCTTAGGAGGGCAGTCGCCGGTCGTATAACTAGCCTGTTTGCTATATTTTGCCACCTGTTCCAACCACTTATCCCAACCACCCCACCCGTTTCAGGGCCGCGACGAGCACCAACAGCAACACCGGCACCCATACGGAGCACCCGCCCACCGCGAAATCGTGCCCGTTCGTCTGAGCTCGATGCGTGGCCGCCATCGTCAACGCCAAGGCCGCCACGCTGCACGCGAGCGTGAGATTGATGAGCGTCACGGGTTCTCTCCTCTCGGGTGGCGGCGGCGCCTTACAAGCCGGCCAGCTTTTTGGCGATCTGGATCGCGAGCTCCTGCACCAACGCAAACGGGAGCGACAGGCCCTTGTCCTTCAACACGGTCCGCACCTGGCGCCAGACCTTGTCGTTGCGCGTGGCATCGAGAAACTCATGGCCCTTCCACGTGATACTGCCCGGGGCCGCGGTCGGCGACTCCCCGAACGCCGAGAAGGTGGCGGCCGTCAGGAGCTCGCCCTGGGCCATCAGGTACACGTGATGGCCGATCACCTCCTGGTCGTAGCCGGCGATCGTGAAGGGCGCGGGCGCCGCGCCGGAGGCGTGCGCCTCGAGCGCGAGGAGAATCTGGCGCACGAGCTCCATGTCGCGTTTCATCAGCAGAGTCTACCGCGCGCCTAAATCCCAGCGTCCCGGCACGCAGGAGTACCCGCAGACGCCGTTGGTGCAGTCGGGGTGTTGCAGGATGAGGACCGGCTTGCCGTCGCGACAGAGGAGCGGCGTCGGCGGCCGCAGGAACTGCGCCTCGACCGACACGCAGCCCATCCCCAGCGCCGCCAGGACGAGCGCGGCGGCCAGAACGACACGCATCACCGGCCGGGCAACGATCGCGTCAGGGCGAGCACACAGAGCAGGAGGACGGCCACCCAGATCGGCGCCCGGCCGACGCCGGCCGCGATCGTCAGCAGCAGCGCCAGGACCGCGAGGACGAGCTCGACGTTCAACAAGTTCATGGTCAGTCCCTCCAGGAACGCACGAGGAGCGCCGCGAGCACCCAGATCACCGCGACGGTCACGACGGCCGCCAGGCCGAGGCCGAGGCGCAGGACGAACGGCATGTCAGGCCGCCACCGCGAAACAATGAATCGTCGGCCGCCATTCGCCGAGCCACTCGCCGTGGATGTCGGAGAGGAACAACAGGCCGTGCTCTTTGTTCCAGTAGGCGCCGCCGTAGCACCCCATCGCCGAGGCGAGCGCGGGAAACGGGGTGCCGTCGTGCGCGACCGCCCCGAGGTTGGCCGCATCGACGACGGGCGGCAGGAGGATTGGGTCCTTCTCACCACGCGCCGCCGCCGCGAGGTCCTCGAGGCTGTAGACGAACAACGACGACTGCATCGTCGTGACGCCCGGCCCCGTCGCGGTCGCGCCGTACCGCGTATCGTTCTGCCCAAACGGCGACAGCTTCTTGACCCCGTATTCTTGCGCCGGGCCGTACCAGGTTTCACACCGGGCCCGGGCGCCGTACTCCGCCAGGTGCGCCGCCATCGTGCGCGCCATCTGGCCGATCAGCACGACGCCACGCTTCGTCGGCGTCTCCACGTAGGCCGCCGCCGAGATCACATCGACGGCGCTGAACTGCGTCAACCGCCCGCAGGTCGCGCCACAGAGTTCGCCGTTGACGGTGCACCCGCGCCCATCCTGCACGGGATTGAACTGTGGCTGCGCGCCCTTGGAATCCGACTCGCCGTAGTGCGTCCAGCCGCAATCGTCCGCGTCCGGCTCACGCGGTTGCCGGTGATCGATGTCGCTGTAGATCAGGCGCGTCGCCGGAATCGTGACATGGGTATCGTTCGTCGTATCGGGCGGCGTGCTCGCCGGCGGGAGCGCGAACGCCGCGAGGAACGCGCCGAATGGCGCGTTGGCGTTCCCCGATCCAATCGGGGCCCCCGCGGCGAACTGGCCGTCCGGCAAGGCGACGAGATACCCGCCCATCTGATGCGACCGCTCGCCCGTGCGCCACGGGCCGGACGCCACGACGCCGTTCGGGCCGAGCGCCGAGAACCCGAGGCACGGGTCCCACACGCCGCCGACGTTGTACGAATCCATGTACGTCCACACCCACCCCTGCAGACGCTCGTCCCAGAGCAGCCCGTGGATCGGTTTCGGGTTCCCCGCCGCCGAGACGCGTTTGCCTTGCGTGATGTCACCGTGGTTCGCGACCAGCACGCCGCGCTGGCCCACGCCTTCGTACGTGAATTCATAGACGGGATCGGGCCAGCCCGTTTCCATCGTCGCGCCGCACATCATCAGGTGGATCTTTTTGGTCACCGGATCGATGCGGCCGGTCAGCGCGCCACGCGACCAGCCGAACCGCACCTCGTTGGGGACGTCCTCCGGCACAAACATCTTGCCGAGATAGTGGAAGTCGTGCAGCCCCACGACCTCCCCCGGCGGCGACGGCGTCGTCGTCGGGGGAATCACAATCGGGTGCGTCGGTTCGACCGGGATGTAGATCGGGTGCGTCGGATGCTCGCCACCGCCGGGCGGCGTCGGTGCGTCGTCCTCCCACGTCACGATGCCCCTGAACGTCACGCGCTTACTCGGCATGATGCGTCCCCTTTACAACCGGCTGCCATCGGGCATCCGGCCACCATTGCCGTAGCCCCACACTTTCGCGTCACTGCCCTTCACGTTGTCGATCGTGCAGGCGCCAATGTAGCCGCGCTGGTTCGCGTAGTCCGGGGTCACGTTGACGGTCTGCGTGGTCGTCGTGTCGTGCGGCGTCGGCGTCGGACCTTTCGGTTGGCGGCGCCGGAAGATCGGCGGGACGCCCCACCGCGGCGACTCAATCACGTCGTACTCCATCAGGGCGCCGGTCGCCGAGACGTCCTCGACGGGGACGGTGACTTCGTCGTTGTCCCACATCCACGCGGCGTAATCTTCCTCCATGCGGAATTTGAAATCGTTCCCGCGCTGGCCGAACAACCAGAGGGTATCGACGATCCGCGCCTGCAAACTGGCCGGGCTCCAGTACGGTCCCATCGTTTGATAGTTGAGGCCGTCGACCGCGCCCGCCAAATCGTCGTACCACCCGAAGCGGCCGCGGTCGTCATCGTTGGCCTGCCACGAGGTGTAGTGCGGGGAAAAGTGCTGCCAGGACGTGAGGCCGGCGGCGTGGGCTTTGTCGCCACAATGCCGGAGAGCCTTGATTAATTCCTGGCCGGGTTGGTTCCAGAGGTTCATTTCCCAGGCGAGGCTGAATTCGTCGACGGCCTTGGCCGCGATGAGCGCGTCCATGATCGGATCGGCGAAATCGGCCCACTGCTGCGCCGACATCATCGCCGGCTGAAAGTATTTCGAGCCGATGCGGACGTGGCAGTACGGGACGTATTTTTTGACGAGCAAACATGTCTCGATAAATTGCTCGAGGGTCCGGCCGGCGCCCGGCGGTTTGTCGGAGGGCTGATCCTTGGCGGCCGTGCTGTCGGCGTAGGACAGGAGGAGGTGCGTGTAGCCGTAGCCGGCGTATTCGCTGAGGTACCGCTTCTGAAAATCCTTGTCGTAGCGGTCGACGAACCACGACAGGATGCGTTGCGCCTCGCGGGTCGACCCGCCGGGGACCACGGGCGCGCCAGGAATTTCCACGCCCCAGAAATCGGCGCGGAGGTAATCGCGCTCGGCCGGCGGCGTCCACGGCAGATCGACGCGATAGTTGATCGGTTCGCTGAACGGCGGCAGAGGCCCGCGCGCGATTGGCGCGGGCCGCCTAAAATTTGCCGGTACCAGCGTGGCGATGATGTTGATGGTCTGGTCCGCGAAGGTGACTTGCGGATTCGCGCCGGTCGTCCAGGGCGCGTAGCCGTCGGCGGTGACTTCGACATCCCCGATCCACGCGGGATCCTTTTTCGGGCCGTTGTAGAAGTTGGCCGGGTTCGTCGCGCGGACCGTCCCGCTCAGGCCGGCATCGATCCGAATGACCAGTGGCGCCGTGATGAGTTTGCCGGACCCATCGACGGCGGTGACGTTGAATTCGATCAGGTCGCCGGACTGCGGGGTCGGCGTGTCCCCGCCGTACGGTTTGGCTTTGTGGACGGTCATGGTTGTTCTCCTTCAGGTGCGGGTGGCGGAACAAGTGAGGCGGCCACGGCCTCGCGGCGGGCCTCGGCGGCCTTGATGACGTCCGGCGTCCAGACGAGGCCGGCGATCGCTTTCACGATCGCGGGCGCGGGGTCGAGGAGGGTGCCCGGTTCATAGCTGGTCCGGTGATAGGCCTTCACGCCGGGGATCGGCGTGCCGTCGCGCGCGATCGTCGTGGCTTCGCGAACGAGGATCGCGCCGGTGTCGGTGACGGTGATCTGGTCGACGACGGTGTCTTCGGTCAGGGGCATAGCCAGGCCTCGGGTTAGGTCGTTCGGTAGCTCAGCGAAAAACTCAGGGATTTGCCGGAATACAAATTATTGGGGGCGCCGGCGCCGGCCAGTGTGAACACGAGGCACGTCGTCGTGTTCTGCGACGCAAAGATGGTATGGGGGGCGTTGACGGACGTATAGCCGATCGATCCGGCGAAGAGGTTCGCGCTGGCGTTCGCCGGGAATGGTAATCCCCCGATTGTGACTTGTCCCGCGTTGGCGGTACTGGGAAACGTGAGCGTACAGCCTATGAGGACCTGGCTGCCGACTTTGACATACAGGCCTGACGCGCCGGTCAACACCAGGCCGGCGCCGCTCCCGTCGATCGGCGTCCACGTCCCTTCTTCGTAGTCGTCGAGGCAGTTCGGATCGGTCGTCGGGTTTTGCGTGGTGGGGTAGAGCAGTTGGCCGGATTGGAGGCCGAGGAAGGTATTACGAACAAAGGTGCCGCCGTCCAGATAGGCGGGGCCGGCGGCCTGTAGGACGCCGGAGAAAATCTGTTGCGTGGAAAAGATTTGGCTGGCGCGGTTTAAGAGGGCGATGTTGGTCGAGAGCGCCGAATCGGGGATCTTGCCGGTGGCGGCGTCGACGGGCACCTTCGCGAGGGCGACGTCGATCGGGTCGAGGAGGACGACCTTGATCCCGTTCTTGTCCCAGAGCGAGCCATCGAGGTTGTTTCCACTGTCGTCGATGAGGGCGTTAAACGGCGTCCGGTTGATCGTAATAGGGGGCATAGCGATCCTTAGGTCGTCACGTCGAGGGCGGCGCCCAGACGCCGCAGCATGTCTTCCAGCGAGAACCGGACCGAGCTCGCGCTCACGGTAAATTTCGGCGGCGTCCGCGGATAGACGTTGATCTCGGTAATCGTGACTTCCTGAATCGTCAGCGTCGTATGGATCGCGGGCGTGTCGAGGTTGATGGCGACCGGTTTGCCGCTTTTGGTTTTCGGATCGCGGGTCGCGTACGGGACCGTATAAATCGGCTGCGCGAACTGCGCGAGATCGGCATCGCACAACTGGGTCAGCGAGGCCTCGCCGCGGCGTTCGTCGGTAATCAGGTGTTCGATGATGCCGTCCGTGTGATCGGCGGCCGCGAGCGAGGCCTGCGCGGCGATGTCGTCGCGTTGCACCCAGAGATTGATCGGGGCGCCTTTGATCAAGGCGCGCAGCAGGCCCGTGACGCCGAGCAGCGCGGCGGCCGCCGTGATCGTCGAGTTATACGAGACGGTCGCCACGATGGCGCCCGGGCCGATGGCGGGGATGCCGGTCAACGTGTTGCCGCTGATGCCGGTGTACCGGATCGTCTGCTCGCCGTTGCCGATGATGGCCCACCCGCCGCCCGGCCGCGCCCAGCCGATGCCGGCGACAACAATCGAGGGCGCCCCGGCCAGGACGACACCGTCCGGTTGTTTGAGGCCGGACGTATCGGCCGTCGGGGCGTTGGCGCCGAGGCTCGCGTCCGACAGGACATCGAGATACGTGGTGGTGGTGTTATCCGCGATCGTCGCCAACAGTTTGAGTTGCGGCGCGTTGGCGGCCGTGCGGTAGAGTTTCCGGCCCGTGACGGTCGCCGCGCCCAGCGGAATCGCCGTGATGTTCACTTGCCCGGCCGGGGACGTGCCGGCGGTGTTGGTCGGCGGGCCCACCTGGCCGGTCATGCTGAACGTCGGCGCGGTGTTCGGAAAGAGCGCCGAGGTAGTGACATTGTCGTTCACGGCTTGCCACAGGATTTGATTGGGGTTCCACCCGCCGCCCTGCCCCCCTAAATACATCGTGCGTTTCGTCGTGCCGGCTGGGCCGATCCCGAGATTGCTGACGCGGATCTGTTGCGCGCCGTGGAGGAGCACCAACACCACGGATCCCATCGGTCCCGCGGTCGTCTCACCGCTCGCGGTGCTGTAGGTGACCCACACTTTGATGGTCGTCCCGGGGCCGCCGAAGCCCTGGCTGCCGGGTTCTTCGGTGACGGTCGGCGCCGGCGGCGCCGGGATCTGCGAGGCGCCGACCGCGATCGAGGGGTACGGACTAATGAGCGATTCGCCGGCCGCCGTCAGGAACGTCACCGCGTAGTAGTGCAGGCCCGACGGGACACCGGCGCCGAAGCCGAGCGCGAGATTCGGCGCGGCGGCGGGGCCGACGCCGGAGCCGACGACGGTGCCGCCCCCGCCGGCCGCGGTGCCGGTATAGCCCAGGCGTTGCGTCTCGGTGACCGCCAGGCCGCCAGCCGGATTGAACATCACCGCATTGCTGACCGGAATGATCGTGTCGTTCGCCGCGACATCGGCCACGACCTCTTCCCCATGCCCCTTGCCATAGGTCCGTGTGCGGACTTGCGACGTATCGACGGACATCCCGATGGCCGGGTCGAGCAGGAACGGATGGACGTCGTCGATGGGATCGGGCGCGTCGGCCGGTTCCTCGAGGAACAAATGGAGCACCCGATCTTCCCAGTAGAAGTACCCGCCGATCAGTTTGGCGAGCTGGCGCAGACAGCCGTCCATGCCTTCGGTCGAATCGAAGTTCACAGACACGGGCGGTAGGTTCGGCTGGACGCCGGCATCGGAAAAGCCCGCCGGGCAAAACGTGACCACGAGGTAGGTCGCGATTTGGTTCGCGGGGGTGTTTACCCATTGGCCGTACGGCAGCTTGCGATTCGCCAGGGGCGTGTCATCGATCGCCTGGCACGGATACACGGTCTGATGCGGCTGGAGCTCGAACGTCAAGTCGACGGTCTGTAGCGGCCCGGCGAACAGCGTCCGCGGCGCGTTGCTGTTGATGCGGACCGTGAGCCGCTGGCCGACATGCGGCGGCGTGGCCGCGTCGATCGTCAGCGCGCACGTGTTCGGCGTGTCGTTGATGACATCGTGAATCGTGGCGGATTTGTACCGGACCTTGACGGGTTGGTCGTCGAGCCGGAAGATGCCCCACGTCTCGCGGTCCTCGCGCAGATCGTCGATGTAGGCCAGGCGGAACCCGAGCCGCTTGCCGACGAGCGCATAGTGATCATTCGGGGGCGACGGCACTACGACAACCTCGTCGAGCGCATGACGGAGCGCGTGATGTGGTCGGCGACCCGGCGGGCGATGTTGCTTTCGGTGTCCACGATGTTGAACGTGTTGTGGACCGTGACGCCGGCCCCGTTCGGCACGATGCTGCCGGATTGCGACGGGACGAACAGTTCCGGTCCGTGTTCGCCGACGGTGTAGGACGTCCCGGCCTCCACCGGCCCCCCTGCCGCACGCCCCCCGCCCGCCGAATAGCCGAACCCCACGGACTGGCCCAGCATCGTGACTTTGCCTTCCAGGTCGATATACCCCGCGAGCCGTTTCGCTTCGGTCGACATGCTCGCGAACTTCGGATCCAGCTGCGAGCCGCCGGCGAAGCTGAACGTATTCATCGCGGCGGCGGCTCGCTTTTGTTCGACGGTGATTTCCTCCTCGGTCGCCTGGTTCTTCCGTTTTTTGGCCGCGGTTCCTTTATCGAGCGCGTCGGTCTCGGCGTCCTGATCCTTCAGGAACTGATCCATCAGCACTTGTTCCTGCTGGTACTGGCTGATGCCTTCCTGCTTTTTCTGGTGCAGGGCATCGAGGGCGATCTGGAGTTTCGTCTGCGCGTTTTCGACCTTGATCGTCCCGTCGACGTTGCGGCCGTACGCGGCCTCGATTTTCCCCTGGGCGTCGAGTTCGGCGACGACCTGATCGTTGACGAGGCCGGCGTGCTTCTGCTCGAGCGCCATCATCTGGTTCGCGATCGCCGTGCGTTTGGTGGCGAGGTCCTCGATGACCTTCATCCGGTCTTTTTCGGAGTTCAGTTGGTCGTAGACGGCGCGGGCCGTCGCCTCTTCGGCCGCGATCAGGAGGTTCAACTGCGCAATCTGCCCGTCGTAGCTGTAGGCCTTCAGGTTCGCCTGCGTGATCGATTCGAGTTGTTTGATCCGTTTGTTGTACTGGTCGAGCGCGATCGCGTCGGCGTCGGCCTGTTGTTTCGCGAGGTCCGCCGACGCCTTCTTCGCCGCCTCGAGGCCGGCCTTGTACTTCTCCAACTGCTGCACGGTGACACCGATGCCGGTCGCGTGCAGCGCGTCCAGCTGATTCATCGTCGCGAGCTGTTCCAGATAGGTGACCTGCCAGTCCGTCAACGCTTTGCCGGACTGTCCCGCCAACGTGTACATGTACGTCGCGGCGTCGGCTTCCGTGACGAGCGCCTCGCCGGCGGCCTTATGCGCGTTGGCGCCTTCGTTGGTCAGCTGGATATCGGTGGCCTGCTTCCGGTTCAGTTCATCGAACACGGTGGCGAGATGTTCCGCGTGCGGCGTCCCGGTCACGAGCGTCTGGAACCAGTCCTGCCACCCGGCGGCGAAGACTTTCAGTTGATTCCCGCCCTGCACGTCGAGGGCTTTGTGGAGGTTCTCCAGGCCGACCAAGGCCCCGCCGATGCCCTCCGAGACCCAATGCATGAACGACGTTTTGTTCCGTTCGGCGGCGTCGCCCAGGTCGGCCAGGGCTTTGTTGGCCTCGTTCGACACCTTCGGAATCTTGCTCACCGAGTCCATAGCCGTATCGACGTCCTTGGAGAACGCGATCATCGACATGCCGAGTTTCCCGTACAGGTTTTTCGCGACCGCATCCTGGCCGGACCCCGTCAACGTACCGAGCGCCCGTTCCGTGGTGAGGAACAGTTCCTCCGCATTCTTGCCACGCAAGTCGTCGAGACTGATCCCCATCCGCGCGTACGCGTGCACGACGCTCTGATCCCCGCCGGCAATGCGTTCTTGCAGGGTGAACAGCGCCCGACTCAGGTCGTCGCCCGTCACGCCGTACGCCGCGGTCGCCGCGGTCAGCGTCTGGAGCGCATCGATGCTGATGCCGGTCTGCAAACTGAGGTTCTGGAGGGATTGCGCGCCCGCCACGATGGCCTCGAAGAACTTGACGACGGCGTCCACGCTGAACGCGATGCCGAAGGCGCCGGCCAGGCTCTCGAGCGTGCCGATCCAGTCCTTCGTGTTGGTGTTGGCCTGCTTCGTCTGGTCGGCCAGCTTCTGCATATCGGCCGGCACGGTCTCGCCGATCGCGTGGTACTTCGCGATGGCCTCGGTCAGCGTCGCGTTGAGTTTCGTTTGCTCGGTCGTCGTGAGCGCCGTCACGCCGCCGACCTTGTCGATCGCGACGACGAGTTCGTTGGCCTGCTGGATCAGCGCCCGGCCGCTGAACTTGTCGACCATGTTGTTGAGTTTCGTCCCGACCGTGTCCGCGCCCTTGCCGAAATCCGCCAGCGCGACGTCGGCGGCCTGGATGGCCGACAGGAACGTCGAGAAGTCCGCGACGAAGTTGGCGTTGACGCCCATCTAGTACGCGTCGGCGCGGGCCTGCGCCGCCTCCTGTTGTTCGGTCAACCACTGCACGAGCGCCGCGTGCTGACTCGGCGTCAAAGCGCGCAGCTGCGGCAGGGTCCAGTGCATTAGCTGACAGATGGCGAAATCGGACTGGAGACGTTCGCGCCATCCGGGTCGTTTTTTTCCGCCTCCACAGCGCGCGCGACTTGGTCCTCGTGCGCCTCGAGCGCGTCACGAATTTCGCCGGCGACCGGGCCTTTCAGGTTCTCGAGCGCCGACGGCGTCATCGGGACGGGCCGGCCCTGCGGATCGGTGAACGACCAGGCCACGATGTACGCGACCATCCGCGCACGGCCGATTTTGGTCGGGTCTAATTTCGGCGCCTCGCCCGGGCCGTACTGCGTCTGCATCCGCGCGTACATCTCTTGCAATTCGCCGTACGTCAATTCACGTTTTACGTCGAGCCACTGGCCGTGCGTCAACGTCAGCCGCACGACCTCCGGTTCGACAAACGGACTCCACATAGTCACGCCTTCCTCGGTGTCGCGAGCGGCGCGCCCAGGTGCGCGAGGAGCGCGTGCTCGACAAATGACAGGACTTGCACGACGGGCCATTTCCACTCGCCGCCCTTGACCGTCACGATGAAGGTCAAGGGCGCCTGCGCTAATCGATATTCGCTGAACTGCGACACGGCCGCCCGCAGGAACAACTGGCCGCGTTCGTCCCGTTCGACGGTGAAGCCCTGGACGTCGGCCGCGACGTGGTAGTGCCACTGCAGGCGGCCGACCAGGCCACTGCAGACCGTCCCGGCTTTCTTCACCGGCATCGGGGGTTACGCCGCCCGGCGTTCCATCTCCGGCGCCCCCGGCGTCCCCCGCGTTAACAGGGTCGTGCCCCCACCCGTCCGGGTCCAGTTGTCGGCCGCGACGAAGTTGCCGGCGACGCTGACGGCACCCGTCGCTTTGACGTCGATTGAGGCATCGAGCCAGGCTTTGCCGGACCACATGATCGGCGTCGGCGTGACGATCGTGCTCGGAATGAGTTCGAGGAAGCACGCGACGTCGCCCATCGCGATATCGAAGATCGTGAGTTCGTCCGAGTCGAACCAGCCGCCCAGGGTCCCCTTGATATCAGGCAAACCCTGCACATACGTGAGGTTTGCATCTCCGAACGAGGTCACGTCCGCCTTGTTTCTCGCCATGTTGAGCGTGAACGAGGCCATGCTCGCGACCTCGACGGCGGTCGGCCCGCCCACGCCGGTCGGGTCGGCTTTGATCGACCCTTTCGATCCATACATTCGATTCACGGGACACCTACCTTTGAACGATTAGCCGGCGGTCGTCGGGATGACGTCCAGTTCGTAATTGCCGCCCCAGTGTTGCCAGTGCTGCGACGGGTCGATGTCCGGTTCGGCGGTGCGGATATCGCCGACCCGTTCGGCGCGCACGACCTTGTACCCGGTCGGCGCCAGCGCCCACCCGTCGACACTCAGCAGCGCGTCGATTTGCGTCGCCGCCTTGCGCGCATCGCTCGCGCTGTTGCTCAGGATCACGGCCTTGATCAGATACTCGAAATGCTCGAACGCCTTCGTCTGAAACTGGTATTCGTCGCTGTGATCCGCGCGCGACACGATCGCGAAGCGTTGCGAGCCTTGCGGCGCGACCTCGAAGTACACGCCGTCCGGCAGCAAGCCGTGCAGGGTCGCGTCGTTCTGCAGGAGGCCAATCACCGCGCTGTCGACGGCGCCGCTGTCCACGTCAGGTCTCCGTGACCATGAACCCGGCCGACTGGACGAGCGCGATGAGCGCGGCCTTCATCGCGGCGCGATGCCGTTTCGCGATGCCGCCCAGACTCTTGTCCTTGTGCGCAGGTTCGGCGCCACGGTTCCAGCCCTGTTGCGTGTGCCGGTTCTGCGTGCCGTACTCCCACCACCCCGCTTCCTTCGTCGGACTCTGCACGACGAAGCGCGCCTGGTACTGGTGACTGCGATCCGCGACCTTGACGGCGTCGGCCATCGGTCCATCGGGATAGACGCCGCGGAGCTCGCTCGCCGTGTCCTCGGCCGCCGTCGCGACGATCGCAATCGCGTCGTTGGTCAGCTCGTCGGGCATGTCCCGCAGCGCCTTCCGCAGCTCGTCGAGGCCGTCGAGGAACACGTTCACGCTGCTCATACGGCCGCTCCCGCCGAGAGCACGCTCGACCCGGCCGCCCCGCCGCTCACCCGTTCCTCGCAGACGATCTCGAGCTGGATGTTCCGCTCGTCGACGTTCCGTACGGCCTGAATCGCGAAGGTCCGGCCGTCGAACGTCACGCGCGTCTGCGTCGTCACGCCCGGCACGTACGGGACGACCATCAGGTACGGCAGCAGCGCCGTGACGGTCCCGGCGACGACGCGGCGCAAGTCGGCGGCCGATGCCGGCGCGACGCTGCCCCAGACGGTTTGCAGCAGCACCCAGCCCTCGATAAACCCGCCATCCCCATCGGGTACCGATCCGCCGGGATTCTCGAGGGTGACGGGATGCTGGCGCCGGCCGGCGGGCATCCACGCGTGGTCGGGCGCGGCGGGACTCATGCGATCCCCGGGTCGTGATACGCGCGCAGGAGTTCGCGGACGGTGACGTTCAGATCGTCGCCGTCCGGTGTACGGACCGGCCCGTCCGTGTCATCGCCGCGGAAGCGATACAGTTCGCCCGTTTGCACGAGGATGGCCGCGACGACGACCGGCGGGACGGAGGTCGCGTCCCAGGCATCGGCGACCGCTTTGGCGCGCGGCGTCGTACTGCACCAGCCGCGGATATGCGCCTCGGCCTGGTCCGCGAGCAGCTGGACGTCGGCATCTTCCGCGGTCGACGTGATCCGCAGGCGCGCTTTGACCTGGGCGAGCGTCACAAACGTCGACATCACCGCCGCCTCGTGTCGTCGTAGACCTGTTGCCAGTCTTTGCCGGCCGGCCCGGGCGGACCCTGGACGCCATGCTTGCCGTCGACGCCGCGTTTGCCGTCCCGGAGCAACAGCATCCAGCAGTCTTTGCCCTGCGGCCCGGCGGCGCGGCCGTGCTCGAACGTCCCGCCGTCCGGCGCCAGGGCCGTCGCCGTCTGGCAATGCCAGAGCGCGCTCTTGTACCGGACGATATTGCCGGGCGTGTACCCGCGGCCGGCGTCGAAATCCCCGACGAACGTCCCGACCGGGAACGTCACCGTCCCGATCGTTTTGATCACGTCGCCGCGGATGGCCTTGAGCGTCACGGTCGTCGCGTCGAGTTGCTCGAGCGCGAGGTCGTCGAACCCGACGCCGTCGACGCCGTCGCGGCCGGCGGGACCGGTTGGACCGGGGACGGGCGCGCGCGTTTCCAGCACGGCCAGGCGTTCCCGCATCGTGCCGAGGTCGGTCACGGCGCCCGCGAGGCCCTCGAGCCGGGTATCGGTGACCGCCAGACGCGCCAGGACCGGCGCCAGGGCGGTCTGCATCGAGTCCAGGACGAGATCGGCGAGGGCGTCGGCGTCAGGCGGCGGCATGGGTCCACCGTTCACGCGCCTTGCGGCGAAGGGCCAGACCGAACGCGGCGAGGAAGTCCGGCTCGATCGATTGACTGATGGCCGGGGCGGCGACCGGCGCCGGCCGCGGTTTGGCAAACGGATCGTTGGCGTCGCGGGTCGCCAGGGCCTCGAGGCTGAACATCTGCTGCTGCATGTACGGCGTATTGCCGCCTTTTACCCGGCCGAGGCCGAAGTACTTCCGGCGCGCTTCATCGGGCGACATGCCGCCGCCGCCGATGCCGTCCTTCGCCGCGGCGGTCTTCGTCGCCGTGTCCATCCAGATGAGATCGTCGATGTCGAATTCCGTGCCGTACTGCCGGCCGTCCGGCAACGGATCGAGAATGCCGAGGCCGTCGTCGAGGCTGGTTTCGAAATTCGTCATCAGCGACTGCAGGCATTGCGCGAGGTACTGCTGGAGCATTGGTTCGACGTTGGCGTACGGCGGCGGCGGCCCGACGCCAATCATGTACGGCTGGACGTGGTAACAGCTGCAAACCGTTTCGGCCGTCCATTTCAGTTGGTCAATCAACTGTGCGTCAACGGCATTCATCGTCAGCGGTTGGTATTTCAGGTCGCCCGTGATCGCCGCGATCTTGCCGGCATTTTCGACGCCGTTGCTGGCGTCCCAGTTCGTTTTGACGTCGGCGAGCTGTTCCTTGGTCATGCCGACCGGCCCGATGAGGAGCGCGCTCGGCCGGCTGCCGTTGGCGAAGAACTGGCCCGAGGCGTTCTGGATCGCCAGGCCCTGCATCGCGGCGAGGCCGCACGCGAAGATCGGGGACACGCCCACGAGCGGATGGAACAGGCAAATCATTTTGTCGTGGATGATTTCCCGCGCCGGGACGATGATCGCATCGGTCGGCAAACCGGCGAGGTCGCCCGACAAATCATCCCGCCGCAATTCGTAGTACACGCCACCATCCGGCGCGACCAGCGGTTTGACGCGCGACGGATCGAGCACATACAACGCCACGACGACGCCGCGCGCGTCGCGCTGCTTCAGGACGTACGTGTTGCCCCAAATCAATTTGGAACTGATCCAGTGCTCGACGAATTTATTGATCGTCTGGTAGCGGTTCGGTTTGCGGAGGACGGGCGAGAACGCCGGCGATGACGTCGGCTGCCAGATGTCCTCGTCGGTCCGTTCGACAAGTTGCAGACACAGCTTGCCGATATCCGAGGCGATGAGCGTCACGCAGGAAAAGACCGCCGAGTACGCGAGCGCCAGGTCGCGCCGGCCTTCGACGTTGACCTGCCACGCGCCGGCATACGGTTCGCGGACGACGAGCGGAAACCAGCCGCCGCGCGTGCTGTCGAGGCCATTGGGCGCCGTCAGCGGCGCGGCTTTCGCGCTCAACTCGAGCGATCGCCCGAACAGGTGCACTCGGACCGCCGCCATATCAGCTGCGGCGGTCGTCGTGGATGATTTCGCTGCGAGCCGGCGGCCGCCCGCCAGGCGTCTGGCCGTACGCGGGACCGCGGCTGCCCTCGCGGGCGGTTTCCGTAAACGTGAACGGGACCGGATTCGACAGGTTGCCGCCCGCGCGCACCTGGACGGGGACGGTCGCCGCCGCCTGCCAGACGGCCATGTTCACGCCGGTCGTGAGTTCCGTGTCATCGACGACGGTCGTCGGTTCGTCGTAGCCGTTCCAGACGATGACGCTGTCCGGCGTGAACCCGGTCCCGCGTACATGCACGGTGAAATCCGGCGCGCCGATCGCCACGGTGGCCGGCGTCAGCGCCGTAATCTCGGGCGCGACGATCGCGCCGTCCGTCCACCCTTCGATCGACACGAACCCGATGCCGCGGAGCGTTTCGGCGAGCGCGCGATTGCTCACGGCGTACGTCTCGCCTTCAGCATGGGCGACGCCGTTTTCGGTGTGATACGTCCGGGCGGTCACGTCAATCGAATCGCCGGCCGCCGCCTCGCGCCCCGCGCCGACCCGGTCCGGTTTGCGCGTTTCCTGCCGTGCGTTACCGGCCATGTTTTTTCTCCTTCAGGGTCCGCGGCGCATCGCTGGCGGACGGCACGACGACGGCGAACTTCGCGAGTTCGAGCGTCGGGACGTGTTCCGGCTCGACGAGGATGATGTCGCCCGCGCGCGGGTACTGGCCGTCCCAGTACCCGTCACGCTGCACGGTCATCGCGATCCGATCCATGTCGGATCAGGCCGCGTACGTCGCTACGGTGTACTGGACGACGCCCGCGCGGGCCTTCTTCCAGTTGATAAAGCGTTCGGCGCGGAGGCCGACGAGGTTGTTCTGCCAGAGGGACGTCAGGATGGACGTCGCGACCAGCGGATTGTCGAGGACCGTGTCCATCTGGAGCGACGCTTCCCGGCTGACGTCGATCGTCACGCCGCCGTCATCGGCGTAGAGGACCTGGCCCGGCTGCACCAGCGCGACCGTCGTCCCGGCGGCCTGCGAGGTCACCGCCTTGTAGCCCATGATCGTGCCGCCGTCCTGCGCCATCCCGGGGAACAACGGTTGGCCGAGCGGATTCAGCGCGTTGACAAACGCCAGCGCGTTGGTCTCGGACAGGATCAGCACGGCGCCGGCCGTCGAGATGTTGAGCGCCGTCATCGCGTTCGCCATCGCCTGAATGTCCGTCCGCGCATTCGCGGGCGTCGGACCGGCGGACGTGATCGGCGCCACGCCGTTGGTCACTGACCCGGGCGATACGCCCGCTACCGCGGCGGCGGCCGGATCGATGAACTGCTGATCGAGGAATTGCGCGATGCCGGCGATCATGTCGCGCCGGATGACGTCTTCCGCGGAGGGCGTCGACGTCCGCGCGAGCTCCTCGGTGATGACGATGATGCCCGCCGCCTTCGTAATGCCGAGCGTAATGGTCGCGAACGCGAGCTTGCCCACCGGTTTGGGCGCGCCCTGGCCGACCCACTGGTACGTGCCGCCGCCGGTCTGCGACGCGACCGACACGTTGAACGGGACCGGGATGAACCCCGGGACCTTGCCGAGAATCGTCGCCGGCCGCAGTAAGGCGATGAATTCGTTGGTCATCGGTTTCATCGGCGCGAGCGGACCGGCCCACGTGGCATCGGTCGTCGTGCCGGCCGCGACGGCGGCCTTGAGCAGCAGTTCGACTTCCGGCGTCGAATCCTGCCAGCGTTTCGCGTACTCGACCGCCTGGAGCGTCGACCCCTTCGACACGGCGAGCGCCTGGCAATACCGGATAAACGCCGTCGCGGGCGGGACGTTGGCTTTGACCGTGATGATCGGAAGGCCGCCCCGCTGTTTGCTGGCGTCGTCCGCAGTGGCCGCGACGATCGGCGTCGCCTTCGCGACATTCGTCGCCTCGAGGGCGTGGAGGCGCACGAGATGCGCGTCGGTCGCCTTCAATTTGGTATCGAGGCCGTCGTATTCGTCGGTCTCGGCCTGATCGAGCGACTCGCCGGCTTCGGCGGCCTTCGTCATCAGCGCCATCATTCGCGCGTGCGTCGCGGCGCGGCTGTTCTCGAAATTCGTGATCTGCTCGTTGATGGTTTTCTGTTCCATGTGCGGCGCGCCCTTATCGACGCGCACGATCGGAAGGGTGTCCCTGTCGCGGGACGGATGACGGCCAGGCGCGGCCAGGTCGAGCGCTTTGATCGTGTGAATGGTCGCGCCGGCATTGGCCGGAATCGCGACGAGCGAGAGTTCGAGGATTTCCGTTTTCAGGAACCGGAACCCGCCGGTCTCTTTGCTGAAGGCCTCCTCGAGCGACCGGAAGCCGATCGAGACGCCGGCCAGGAGGCCGGCCTTGATGCTCTGCCAGGCCTCCTCGATGCGGTCGCGCAGCGGCCCCGGCTCCGCGAGCGTCGGCAGGCTGGCGGTAAATTCCAGGCCGTCCGCGGTCGGTTTCTTGAACGTGACCGTCCCGACCGGTTTTTTCGTGTCGTGGTACAGCAGCAGCGGGAGCGGATTCTTGTAGGTAATACCCAGCGGTTCGACGACGTCGCCCATGCGATCGGGTTCCGGCGTCGTCGCGATGCCGGCGATCGTCCGTTGATGGGTATCAACGGCCTTGATGGTCAGCAGGGCGTACGCGCGCGTCAAGGGCACGCGCCCTAGCCTACGGTCGGGTCAGACTTTTGGGCGTCCAAAAAGCCGTCGCTCGTGGTAGTCGGCGACGTATTCGTTGACAGCCTCCCGCAGAATCCCGGCGACTCCGGTCCGGTTCTCGCTGGCGACGCGACGGAGTTCGAGCCGTTGTGCGGGCGTCACGCGCAACGAGACCCGCTCGGTCGCGGATGTGTCGGCGATCGGCGGACGCCCGGTACGTTTGCTCATGGCGGTCTCCCTTCAGCCCAGGACCATCATCGAATACGTCGGCGGCGCCGCGACCGGCGTCAGCATGGCACTCATCGCTTGCAGAATCGCGTCGATCCCGTCGATCTTGTTCGGCGATTCCGGGCCCTCTTTCTTCGGCAGGATCGAATCATCCACGCCACGCGTGACGACGACGTTACTCGCCATCCACTTGAGGCACGGGTTCCCGTCGTGCCGGAACCGGTGATGCTTCACGCGCGCCTCGAGCTCGCGTGCCGGCGGCGTAAACGACTTGCGCGACTTGTCGAGAATCGCCGCCGGGAATCCATCACCGGCCAGGCTCGAGACGATGCCGGCCGAGCCGTACTGGTCGAACCGCAGGGCCGCGACACTGAACTGCCGACACCAGGCGCGCACGTCGGCCTCGATCCGCCCGTAGTCGATCATCGTGCCGTCGGTCATCTCGAGGATTCCAGCCTTCACCCAACCCAGATACGCGGGCACCGTGCGCGCGCGTTCGGCGACGACGTCCCGCGGCAGATAGCACTTCACGAACGCCACGATGTCGCCGGCCCGCTCGAACAACAACGCGACGGCCGCGAGGTCGTCGGTCTGCGCCAGGTCGCCCCCGAGCCAGCACCGCTGCCCGGCGAAGTCCTCGAGGCGCAGCGTCTCGTCCGCGCACGCATCCCACCGCGCCATCGACAGCCACGCTTTGGCGCTCTGCAACCATTCCGAACAGACCTTGACGCGGAATTCCCCCTCGAGGCCGGGCGTCAACTGCGCGTCCGCGCAATACGCCTGCACCCACTCGCGCGTCGGCGTCACGCCGATCATCGGGTTCGCCTTCTCCCAGACCCGCGCGTCGCGCCAGTCGTCGCCGTCATCGAGCGTGTAGATCAGCCCGAAGAAATGCTCGGCGTCGAACACCTGTTGCAGCACTTTCGTGAGCGTCGTGCGCAAGGCGTAGCCGACCGACAGCAGGTCGTACCCGGCCGTCGTCGGACAGAGCATCAGCGGATTGATGCGCGCGCCCTGCGCGGATTTCAACACGTCATGCAACGCGAACTTCTGGGCGTGACTCTCGTCGAGCACGATGCAGCTCGGGTTCAGCCCGTCCTGCGTCGACGCCTTCGCATTGACGGGCTTGATCGAGCCGTCCACGGTCACGATGGCGTTGGCGAGCGCCTGCAAGCCCTGCCCGCGCAACCAGGGGGACCGGGCGACCATCCGCTGGGCAATGCCGAACACAATCCGCGCCTGGCTGCCCGTCGTCGCCCCGCAGACGACCGAGGCGCCAGGCTCGTGTTCCTTCAGCACGTGAAACAGCGCGATGCCCGCCATCAGCGTCGACTTCGCCGCCTTGCGCCCGATCTCCAGATACCAGGTCGTGAACCGCCGACGCGCCAGGTGCGCCCGATGCCGCCACCCGAATAGGCACGAGACCCAGAACACCTGGCACGGCGCGAGCCCGATCGTCTCGGTCGCCCAGCGCCCCTCGACGTGCGGCAGGCGCTCGAGGAACGCGCAGGCCTCCATCGCGTGCGCGTCGCTCCACACATACGGCCAGGTCGGATCCGTCGCCGCCCGCATCGCGTCCCGGTCCTGCCGTTCACAGGCGAGCTTCACCCACTGACACGCAGGAATTTTGCCGCTGAGGACATCGGCCCGGTACTGCTGCGCGACCTGCCCGTAATCCTGTCCGGATGTCCCCGGCACCGGGATCGGACGCTTGCGCGACCGTCGGCCGACCCGTTGCTTTCCCGCCTGGAAGGTCCCGCGCCGCGCCTTCTCGGCGTCGCTCACCCGCGGGCGCCCGACGCGCCGCTTCGTGCGCTTCGTTTGCTTCTTCCGCCGCGCCTTCACGGGCATATTGCCTGCAACCGACTTAATCCTCTGTGAAAAACTGCC